TGGTGGTATGAATGTATATACTAACTGGTGTAATGAACTATCTACAAATGCGGAAGTAAGATGTGCAATTGAATATAATGGTAAAAACTTTTTTGGTGGTGATTTCACACTAACAAGTGTTCTTACTGGAAGTCCTATTAATATTAATTTTTTTGGTTCATATCTAACTGCTTCAAGTTGGACGATATGCGACAGCAATAGTTTTAATAGCATTGTTGTTTCTTGTTCTAATTCTGTAAGTGGTTATGTTTTAGTAGGCGGTGCTTTTACTCATACCTCTCCTAATTATTTATGTTATATTGATAGTGCTACGCCTTCAAATCCATATATAGCAGTCAACATTTCACCCAGTTCTTTCAATTCATTAAATAGTGTATCTAATTATAATAGTGGTTGGGACACTATAATAGATAGTGGTGGTAATGTGTGGATAGAAAGCAGTTTGAATAATTGGATAAGTAAAGGTCAAGCATATGCAAGTGGAAGCGACGGGGCGGTTCAATTTTGGACTTATGATAATAATGTAAGAGCAATATTCAGCAACTACTCATATCACCGCATACCAACAACAAACCCGCAAAATTGCGTCTTCACACTTTCAAGTGGTAATTTTAAGTTTAACGGGGTTTTATATACTTCATATACCATTACTGTTCCAGATATGGCAGGATATTTTATAGGAGATGGTGCTGGTATATGGAGACCACTTGGTTATAATCCATATTCAACATTTTCCTAATTAAGTGATTTTTACAATATGTTTAGTAGTGTTTTATAATTAAATAAAAAAAATTATCTTATTTAATTATATATAATAAATATGTCTGTTTCAAGTATTATAGATAGTTCAACAGGTAAAATATATGATAATTTAATACCACAAGGTGGAGGTGTTGCACTATTAAAAGGACAACTAATTACATCTGACGGAACAACAGAACAAGCATTCCCACAAGTTGCACCAGCAGACGGGACATTTCTCTCATATAATTCAGGGCAACCTCTCGGTCTTCAATATGTAGCAATAGCGGGTGTGACACCATTAGATTACCAACAAATATTATCAGCGGACAACGCTAATCAAGCTCACGTTATTCCAGCACCAGCCCATAATGGTTATGTTCTTACTGCAGATACTGACCCAGCAAATATTACAGGTCTGGCTTGGAAAGCAGTAGGTGGTTCTGGAACTCTGTCGGCAAATACACCACTTATAGATGAAGAAGACCCTGTCACGCATGATAGTAAGTTGAGTATTAATTTTAGTGCAAGTGTGGGAGAAATACCGTATGGAAATGGGACAGCAAAAGAAGGTGCATTAACAAATGTTCCAACAGCAGGTCAAATATTAGGAATTAATAATGGCGTTCCTACATGGATTAATGCTGGTGGAAGTGGAACAATTACAGCAAACCCACCACTATATGAAGAAAATATCAGTGGTGCAAGTAATATATATTTAGGCTTCGGTGGTGCAATCGGACAAATACCATATGGAAATGGAAACGCAAAAGAAGGCACAATAACTAATATTCCAACAGCAGGTCAAATATTAGGTATGGCGGGAACACCAGCAGTCCCTACATGGATTAATGCTGGTGGAAGTGGAACAATTACAGCTCTCGCACCACTTACAGAATATGCCGACGGTAATGCAAGTAAAGTCGCCGTTGATTTTACAGGAAAGGGAGACCTTATTGTAGGTGGTGGCGTTCAAGTTGGAGGAAACCCAGTAGCAGGTTTAATTTTACCATTAGGTGCAGATAAGCAAATATTAACAGTCAACACTAAACTTGATAAAGGAATGGAATGGGTTGACCCACCTACAAGTGTAAATACAGTAATCGTTAGAAGTAATGACGCTACAAAAGTAATAGACCCACCTAATTCAAATACAGAAACTTTAATACTTGTAGCAGAAGATAGTGGTGCAACATGGGACGCAGAGCCTTCTTCGACTTTCGGGTTTCCATCTGCAAACTATGCTATGCAGTATATTTTTGTATCTTCTAATGGTAATGAATATGCTGTTAATATGGAATATATACAGTCTTCTGGTGCTGTGACTTATCTAACGGCTTGTTTATATCAGACGTATCCTAATAAAGTTGAATGTGCAAGATTTTATGGAATGGGGAATGTCACGCCCACTTTTATTTGTAATGTTTATGAGTATGCACCTAATAATATAATATTAATGGGAAGTTTCGTTCAAGTAATTCCACTAATATCAGGAGGACAAGGCTTTCCATGTTATAATATAGCAAAGTTCGACAGCACAACTAATTTAATATATACTCCGTTCGCTCAATCATGGGGTCTCGCTCCATTATTTCAAAATGCTCCATTAGTTAATAACGGAAGTGTTCAGGGTTGCTTTTCGATAGGTGGTGCTGAGAGAGTTTTTTATGGTTCATTTAATTCTGCTATGGGGACATCTGGTGGTTCTATTGACGACGGCTACTTAAATGTAGCGATATTGAATGAGGCAACAGGAGCATTTTTAAGTTCAGCCTCTACAACTACCGCATTAAAATTAGGTTTTTTTAAACCAGCAGGACACGACCCAAACTATCCACTTTATGTTGGTGGTGAAATTAGAAGTATCGTGCAAGATATAGGTGCAGTATCATATTATGTAGGTGGTGATTTTACAAATTGTGGAAGTATCAGCACTAATGTAGCAATAGAAGGAATGTGTGGATACAACTATACTTCATATGTGAGTTTCCCACCAGCCACTTCATTAGGTGCAAGTCCGATAATTATAAATAGTATGGTCACAAGCTCAACAATAAATAATCATCTTTTAGTATGTGGTTCAATAACTAATAATATTTCTTTTATTAATTTTACAGGCGGAGTTTTAACACCAGTTGCTATTACTGGAACAATACCACCAGCAGGGCAAGTAGGGGGATACGGTTGCATAGATAATGCTGGGTTTATAATACCAGCACCAGCACAACCAGCAGTTTCTATGGATGTTGTTATGCTTTTTAATCCTTCGACATTACCAGCAATATCAACAACATATTATTTTACAGTAGCAAATGGAACAGCATCCACAGTTCTACCAGCAACTAATATCATATATAGTAATGATTATATGGGATTAAATATTACGGTAAATCCTTATCTTGGAACAATTACGCCACCACCTCAACCGACACTTCTTGCACTGGGGTCTAATGCTGGATATTTATGGGATACAGATGTCACGCCTACTATGACATTTAATATGTTAGTCGGTAAGTTTGTTAATAAATACACTAATCCACCATATTCTAATTTTACCATGACTGCGGGAAGTTCTCAGAGTTTTATAGCAAGTCAATCCGCCACAAATTGGATAGTCACTAATGGAATAACGGTCGGCGGTGTGTTCAGTTAAAATAAGATATATTTAGAATACCATATTTAAAAATATTTAGGATAATTAATATATACATTATAAATTATTTTCTAATAGTATTATATAAAATGTCTATTTCGTCTTCCGCAAACTATTCAGCCGATAGGGTTTTTTCTCCCGTTCTTCAACGTGGAACTTTAACATTCGTCGCAACTCAGACTTGCACCGTGCCTTGTGTTTCGATTACCTCCGACTCAAAGGTTCTTTTAACTATTAGAACCCAGACCGCAAGAACAAATCCCGACGTTGGTCTCGACGGTCTATTTACTACTACTATTACCGCTGGAACTGGTTTTACTTGTGTCAGCTTGGACGTTGCTTATGCTGGAACTGTTGATTATGTCGTCGTTGACGCACCTTCCCCTGTCGTTAATGTCGCCAGTGCTTAAATAAATCTATTATTTCATAATTTCACTTATTAATTTAGTAATAAGTAAAATTAGTGCAACTTTCTTACCGATTATTACAGTAAATAATCTATTATACTTATATTTTTACTAATTTATTTAATAATTTGTGTAATAATCTATTTAAATTAGACTTTTACTGTAATAATTAATTAATTATTACTGAAATAATCCAATATAATACAGTAATAATCTAAAAAAGTCTATATATTTTACAGTAATAATATAAAATATCTAAAAAATGTAAAAATCCATTATATTAATAAATTAATGATAAATAATATTTAGAAGTATAAAATAATATCTCTAATAATTATATAATATAATGTCTTCAAGTTCTCCCAGTCAGATTTATTATGACTTAGATGTCGTAAATACTTTAAATACTGCTACTAACAATGCACAGTCCAACATTTCAAATAAACTAACATTTACAGAGGTCAGGTCTTCACCTATTTTAGACAATCCGTCAGATTATTTTTTATCGATAGTAAGGTTTAGTTTAGATACTGCTGGTGCTATGCCTTGTGTTCTACCTCAGATTAATTTAGATACTGCGGTAGGTTCATTAGACTATCCTAACGAGACAACCTATTTTGTGACTATGAGATATAATGACGGTGTAAATCCTGAGGTTTATGCAAAAAAGCGTGTTATATTCATCCCTCAATCATTCTCTCAAACTGGTCTAAATGGAACACCAGAAGCACCCACTGGTATTCTTGATTTAGTAAAAACAACCTCACCCTATTATTGGATTTCAAACTTCCAATTCTTTATCAATATGATTAATAAGGCATTAGAGGATTGTTATGCTCTTTTATATGCAAATATTAATGTTGCACCGTATTTACCTTTACCTGCTGATATTCCACCTCCTACTGGATACGCACCTTATATGCTATGGAATAACGACGACAATAAGGCTACGCTTGTATTCCCCAATATAACACCTTTTTCATGGAAACAGACCCCAACTTCGACTGGCACTTCAAAACTATCGCTCTACTTTAACAATTCTTTATATACATTATTTAGTTCATTTGAGACAATATTGAATGCAACATATTTAGACCCTGCTGTTGTTGGACTGGACGCAAATGAAGCCAACTGGTTCTTACAAAATTATGCAAAGTATGGCACAAATACAAACACCGCTGGAGATGTATTATATATGGAACAACCTTATTCAACAGGTGCAATAATGTCGCCAATTCAATCATTAGTGTTTAATACTTCTCTCATTCCAATTCTTCCACAATTAATCGGTATTCCCAGAGTTTTAGGAGGCACTAATATTGGAACGGTAAGCGTCGGACAGAATGATAATATAAGTAATGAAATTACAGATTTAGTGGTCAATTTAACAAGAGGAGATGAATACTTCCCATCTGTTCTTTATTTACCTTCCGCAGAGTATAGATTAATTGATTTAAATGGTAATGCCCCAATTAGTGCAATTCAAATTAGTGTGCAATGGAAAGATATTTATGGAATATACCACGATTTTCTTTTACAGAATAATTGTAATTGTTCCCTGAAAATTATGTTTAGGAAAAAGTCGGAGGGTTTAGATTAACATATAAATAATTTATTTTAGTCAATTTTTAAAAGATTAATTATTTAAATATATAATCTTTTAAAAAATATTATCTCATTTAATTATATAACAAATGTCCTCCGCTGATTTTGAAAAGGTATGCGTCCAAGACGACGTGCTTAACACGACTGATAAAGTCCGCTATGCTGTATTTAAGGGTGCTCAGAACGTGACCCCCAGTCAATATGAAGCCATCTCTAAAAGTAATTCCAGTATTACTTGGAATATACAATTACCGAGTGAGTCGACGGTATTCTCTCGACGCATTATGGTTGAAGTTGATATGACAGTGCAACTTAAAGCGTCTTTCTCTGCTACTGCCCCTGCTGGTTCAGTTCTTTTTAACTATGGCTATGCTTCTGCTCTCGGACCATTCCCATTCCATTCTCTCTGTAATACCGTCCAAGCAACCATTAATAACAATACCGTCTCCCAGAATATGAGAGATGTTATGTATCAGTTGCTCCGCTTTAATGACCGCAGAGAACTTGCACGATACAATAATGCCTGTCCTACTATGTATGACTCCTATTTGAATTATCAAGATTGTCTCGGCACTAATAACAACCCTCTCGCTGGTTGGAATAATGTAAGCAACGACCAAGACTTCCAGCCTCGTGGTTCTTTTCAACTTATTAGTGTCACTGGTAATTTTGTTAAGGGCGACCCTAATGCTCCCGACCCTCTTGAACGCACTATTCTTATCAGATTTAAGACCCAAGAGCCTCTTATGTTGTCTCCTTTTATCTGGTGTGACCCCAAGAGCAATAATCAAGGTATGTATGGTGTGCAAACTCTTAACTTTGTGTTTAATTTAGGTCAAGCAAATCGTATCCTCCGTCTCGCAAATCAGTCTAACTTTCTTAACGGTATTGCTACTGTTTCTCTTCCTAATAATGCTATTGGAACAGCACGACTTCTTATGGAGTTCTATACTCGCCAACCCAGCGACCTCGTTTCTTCACGCAACGTTGTGCCTTATGCCGAGTATCCTCGCTACATTACTCCTGCCCCCGCCGTTAATGCTGGTGCTGAAAGTGGTCTCCAGAACTTCCAGTCAATTCAACTCAACTCTGTTCCAGATAAACTTATTATTTGTGTTCGTAAAGTTCTCGGTTCTCAGTCTAACTTTGAATCTGATAGTTTCCTTCCTATTACTGGTATTACTATCAACTTTAACAACAAAGCGGGTCTATTATCTGGTGCAACCCAGTGGGACTTGTGGCGTATGTCCGTTGAAAGTGGAAGCAACCAGACTTGGGCTGAGTTTAGTGGCTATGCTCCTCTCGGTAATCAAACCCCATATACACCTGCTGACCCCACCCATATTGGTATTGCTGGTTATAAACAAGTTTCAACTTGTGGCTCTGTTCTTGCTCTGGAAATGGGTCGCCATGTTGAACTCGACGACGTCTACGCACCTTCCTCAATCGGAGCATTCCAACTGCAGTTTAAAGTAAATTATACCAATAATACTGGTGCTAATATTAACGCTAATGACTATGAAATTGTCCTTATTACCATGAATAGCGGTGTCTTCACAATTGAACGTGGAACTTCACAAACTTTTACTGCCATTCTTTCTCGTGCAGATGTTCTCTCTGTTTCTTCTCAGCCCAGCGTTTCCAAGTCTGCCGTTGCACGTCTCGTCGGTGGTTCATGGGAAGACAGTTTTAAATCTCTATGTGCTTCTATCGCACCTCTGGCTGGAACTGCTGAAAAGGTTAAGAACTTTATTTCTGGTGAAGGCGTTAGTGGTGGCGGTGCAAGTGGTGGTCGTATGAAGAAACATCTGGCTATGTAAATTAAATATTAAGGAATAATTTTTATCTTATAAGATTATATAAGATGAAGTTGAAAATCCCTAAAATCCCTCTCCCCAAGCCTACCTCTATTGAACTATCATTTAGACCAGCCCCAACTGTAAGGCTTAATTTTTAAATAAAAAATAGGCGGACACCTATGTATAGATGTCGTAAGTCCTATTTAGGGTTTTTAGTAATTGTTTCTCCCTACCATTCGTCGCTCGACATTTTTTATTCGTAAAAAAAACAACCCTCCACCCCATTATTAAAATGCTATTTAGTTGCACCGTTGTAGCTCAGAGGCAGAGCGGTGGGCTCATAACTCACAGGTCAGGCGGTTCAAACCCCCTCGACGGTATTTAAAGAAATGTTATTTTATTTAGTATATATATACTAACTAAAACTACTTAAAGAAATCTCATTATATATAATTATAATGGAAAGAATGCAACGCCCTACCGCCAACACCGCCGACTTGAATAAGATTAAGGAGAAAGCCTATATGGAAATCGCCCTTAATAATTTATTTCTTGATTTAGTAGATTACGCCGACATGACTGAACTTGAAGTCCAGATATGTTGCACTTTTGAAAATGATTTATATGAAAGAGAAATGAAAATGTTTATAGATAAAATAAAATCATTCACTTCTATTGCTGAAAAAGTTATATATTTTGTTAAGGTCTGGAAAAGACTGGGAGTAGTGGAGTCCTTTATGAACTGTGAACTTTACGCTAATTATTTTAAGTTTTATAAAGATTTAAGTGACGACGATTACAACCAACTGGCTATTAAATATATTGTAAAAAACAATTTAGTATAAATTAATATAGTTTTTCATATTGTAATTAATTTATTATATAATATTATTTTCTAATGATATTATATAAAGAAAATGGCAAGTTATAAAAACGCTTACAATCAGGCAATCGCTCGTAGGATGCACCATCTGAACGTCGCCAATTTGAAAAATGATTATGCAAACTCGTTAGAACAGCCGTTGCACGGAGGTGGAATGAGCGGGGGCGACTTTTGGTCTGACTTTGGTGACGGTTTTATGTCAGTTATGAAGCCAATAGGTCAAGTTGCTTCTACCGTTGCACCATTTCTACCTCTTCTCGGACTTGGGGAAAGTGGCGGTGATATGTCGGTTAATGCCCCTTATGTAGGTTATAAATATGGTCAAGGTATGAGTGGTGGTGCAATCCCTAACGACGGTATTCCACCTTTTAATGTTCCACAAAATGCGGGAATGAGCGGAGGTGGTGTTAGTGGTGGTTTAAGCCGTAAGGTGGGGTGTGGTTTAAGTGGTGGAGATGAAATTAGTGATACAGACCATCCCGTATTAAACAACCCAGAACTTCAAGCCACCATGTTTCTTGGTGGTCGTAAGCCTTCATCTGTAAGTAGGGCGGAAAAGAAACGACTGTTGCATAAAGCACTCGCAGATATGCTTTTACAGAGGCAACTTATGGCGGTTCATGGTAAAGGGTTAAGTGGTGGTGGTATGAGTGGAGGCGACTTCGACTGGTCTTCTCTTCTATCGTTCGCCCCTCTTCTTCTTGGTCTTGGTATGAGTGGCGGAGAGAATGGTTATGACGACCTCGCCGAGTTTGAACCTTTACTAACTGGTCTTGGTATGAGCGGAGGCGATTTTTGGTCTGATATAGGTAAGGGGTTCTCGGATGCGTGGAACTGGGTGACTGATACTGCTGTCCCTGCTGTTATAGGTAATTTAGACACAATTGGTAAAGTCGCTGATACTGCTGGAAAAATAAATAAAGCATATCAAGGTAAGGGCGTTAGTGGTGGGGCTTTATCTTATTCTGGAAATATGGCAATGGCGGACGCTATGGGTGATATATTTTCTGGAATGGGTCAATCTGGCGGATTAAAGCCTAATTCATCTGCGGTGCAACTTTATAAGGGTGGCGGTATGAGCGGAGGTGGTGTAAATCAACCATATCATGGTCGTGGTGTTAGTGGTGGCGGAGCAAGTGGTGGTGGTGTTAGTGGCGGTGATTTTTGGTCTGATTTAGGAAATGTCGCCTCTTCTGTTGCACCATTCTTACCTCTTCTCGGACTTGGTGAAAGTGGAGGTGGCGTTAGTGGTGGTAAGAAGAAAGCCAAGAAACAAACTAAACAGGATAAAATGAATGAACGCCTCGCCATGAAAATTGCACACCTTCAAGGTAAAGGTCTTGAAACCACCCCCGATATGGAAGCCTCTGATAAAGTTGTAGGTTTAATGGCGAGAAGTAATCCTATGGTTAATTCTGGAAGTGGTGTTAGTGGCGGTAAGAAAACCTCTAAATGGATTGAACACGTTAAGGCATATGCCAAGCAACACGGTATTAAATATGGTGAAGCCTTAAAGAAAGCCAAGTCAACATATAGGGGTTAATTAAATATTTAGTTAATTTTATTAGTATAAATGTTTATATTAATAAAAATAATATCTAATCTTAATATATAAATGGATAGATTACAAGAACTATTAAAAGCAAGAGATAAGCCTTTTGAAAAGGTAAGTCACGCAATTGAAAGGTCAAGACTTAATAATGAAGATAGGAAGTATAATCAGATTGTTTATGATAATGAATTGAAACAAGCCAACCTATACAACCAGTCGTCTATGCCTAATACTGGGAAAGATATAGGTGTAGGTTTTAAAATTAATGTTTATGTTATTCGTCTTACGCAACTTTTATCTGTAAAAGCCGATTTAGAAAAAGCATTATCAACATTCTTCGCAACAGGTATGAGTGTCCAGCGTTTGAGAGGTGCAACAAGAGAAGCACAAGTCGCAACCGACTTTTTCAGGAAAGCCGATATATTAAGCACTTATAATGAATTAATGTTGTATATTAAAACATACGCCCAAGATATTATTAATGACGACGCTTTTAAAGCACAAGTATTTAATACCTCATTCAATCCTTTAATTCAGTTATTTTTAGACACCGCTTCTCTGTATCCTACATTTTTTAATCAACTACCAGCCCCCAGTATGTCCAGAACAATTCCACCTGTTGAGAGAGCAGAAGAGAGGAAGGTTTATGAAACCGCAAGAGAGCAGAGTATAGGTTGCTATTCATTACTTAATACTATGGCGACATTTATGAATAATTTAATTTTTAGACCTATTGTTAAAGATGACGTTAGTAAGTATATATCAGATAATAATGTTAAAGAAATCTTTAAGAAGAACCCACAAGCACCAGAACCAGTGCAACCACCACAAGCACCACCAGAGCAACCACCACAAGACCCTAATGCACCACCTCTTGCACCAGCACTACCAGTATTAAATCCTAATGACGACCCAACTATTACAGATATAGTTGAAAATTATATGCAACAAGTTAATCGTATTCTTTTTAGGCATAGTTCAAATGACGCACAAGACGCTATTGACGCAGTCCTTCCTAATTTTCAACCATTAGACGCTGTCGCAAACAGGGCTGTATTAAGAAATGTAAAGAATAAAATCGGACAGATTAGAACAGCTCTTGGACTTCCAGAAAAATCAAAACCAACACAAGCAACAATACAAACAGCAGAACAAGCATATCAACAATATTTACAATTACAAGCACAACAAGCCCCAGCACCTCAACCTGTTCCTCCCGCACCTCAACAAGACCCTAATAGAGTTGCATACGAACAGGCTGGTGGAACTGTTCCATTACAAGTTCCAGAATTAGACCAAGCAGAATCCGCACAAGTATGGACTGTATATAAACAACTTGAAAACCAGTTGGGGACTGTTATTTCACCAAAAATGGCAGATTTACAAACATTATATAATGCTCTCCCCCAGCCTATACAAGATAAATTGAGAAAAGCAGGAACGCCAGATGAATTACCAGAAGCGACCGCCATTCAAGATGCACTACAAGGCTGGGTCACCAATATTATGCAACAACGTCAAACATGGGGAAATCAACAAGTGGACGCACAAGGGCAACCAGCCCCAGTTCAATCCGCTACTTTATACGGTCTTGGTCGTGAGAGAAATAATAATCTCGCCATGAACGCTATTTTAGACTTTGAGCAGATGGCTCGACGACCTTCAAAAGAAAGCGATATTGATATTATTACCGAACTTAATCCAGAATTAGATAAAATAAAACCTAAAATCCGATTTATGATTAATAAATTGAGACAAGAAAGAATTAGTGAGCCTCATATGTGGGGTAAAGGTAAGCACGAAAATCAACAAGGAATAAAACAACGAGCAGGTATGCTTCCACAGATAATGGAATATGACCCGAAGGCAGAGGCATTAAAGCGTGGTATTATTATGAGTGGTGGTTGTGATACTTGCACTTTGAGAGGTGGAATGGATAATCGTGAGTGGGGTTATTCTGGATATGGTGAAGTCGAAGATGAAGAAAGCACCCCATTTAAAAGAATGATAATCGGAATGCCTAATCCATTCTCTGGTTCAGTTCCATCTACTACACCTATGCATAAGTTTATGCCATATGACGATAGGTTTGAAGATGAAGATGATAGAGATTATTACGCCAACGTTCTACCAGAAGAAGGAACACATTACGCCGAACTTGAAAAGCCTGTTGACTTGGATGAGAGAGCAGACCATATTAGAAAGAATAATGAAAACTGGAAACTTATGACTGGTAAAATGAAAGCCCCAAAATATAAGAATTAATAATAAATTAATTTATCTATGTTATATATATAATATAACATGGATATATCAGCAACAAAAGAAGGCATAGATAGTGCAATAAGAAAGTGGGTAAATGCCATTAAGTTTGATAATTCACCAATAGTGCAACTCGGCACATCTTCTTTCAAATCTCAACGCTATTTTAGTGATTATGATTTATTTAGTCCAGTAAGTAATCGCAATATTACACCCGATAAATCTTGTAAAGAAATTAAAAATATATTTACTCGCTTAAAATCTCTCGACAACATATGGTTTATAGAGTTAAAAATACAAAATAAAGATGGAAGTAAAGAGAAGTTTTATGAGCCAGATATTGATTGTTCCAAGTTTGTAAAAGCAGTTAAGGATTTAGATTATTTAAAAATAGATTTTGTGGTTTATATTGTTGAGACCCAGAAACTTACAGAATTATCAATTATTTATTCTTTTTCAGATATGCCACCAATGGAAGATTTAGTAAAAACAATTAAGGCGGATTATGATTATTACAAGGGGGAAGGAAACATTTATAAAGCATTAAAACGGGCTTTCTCAATTTATAGGTTGAGAGGTAATAAAGAAAAGATGGTTGAAATAAGCGACTTATTTAATTCTAAAACGGGTCTATCATATACAATTTCAAGTAATTTAAAAGCGATAAAATTAATATTGGACGGCGGTGTAAAAGGCGATAATATATCAAATAAAGTAAGAGTTAATCTTCAAGATATAAGTAATGATATAGATATGCCATTAACTACCGAGAAGGAAATAGACAGTGCAATAAAAGAACTTGATAAACTAATAACACAACAAACAAAAGAATGGTTGAAATCTCATAAATCCGTATTATTGTAAAAAAAATCTAATATTATATTATATATAGTTATAATATGAACGAGTTTAATTTAGTTAAAGAAGGTCGCCCGTTATGTAAAGTTATAGGTGGTAAATTAAATGGCACTATTATTAGTGTTGCACCGAAAGGCGAGGTAAATAAAAATGTATTTCCAGTTGTAAGACTTCCAGATGAAAGTAAGTTTATGGTCGTTCCAGATTATAAAAAAGAACGAGATATTATTTATATTACTGGTGCAAGTGGAAGTGGTAAAACTACATTCACAGCAGGGTATATTACTGAGTATAAAAAAACTTACAAAAACAACGATATTTATGTTTTTTCAGCGTTAAAAGAAGATGAAACGCTTGATAAATTGGGAATTAAACGGATTAAGGTAGATAAAAATCTACTTGACGACCCATTAACAATAGACGATTTTAAAGATAGTCTGGTAATTTTTGACGATATAGATGTTATAAGTGATAAGAAGTTGAGAGAAGCAGTTTATAAAGTTTTAAACTCAATTTTAGAAACTGGAAGGCATACGAAGACGAGTTGCATAAATACTAATCATCTCCCTACAAATAAAGGTGAAACACGACGCATATTAAATGAAGCACACGCCATTGTTTATTTTCCACATTCTGGAAGTGTAAGAGGTATTAATTATTTATTAACTGATTATGTTGGTTTAACAAAAGAAGACATTGCACTAATTAAAGGAATGAAGTCTCGCTGGGCTTGTATTTTTAAAAATTATCCACAAATTGCTATGACCGAGAGACAGTTATGGTTTGTTGGTGAAGATGATTAATTACATTTCAACCCCAGCACCATTATCTGGAATATCAACAATAACAGCGTCGTCTTTTGGCGGTTTCCAACCCATACCATGTTGCTTGGGAGGTTGCGGGTCTATAATATAAAACTCACCATTTCCACCTTTTAATACATCTTCTACTGCAGTCTTTTTTAGTGCAATATCAGAAGCAGGATTATTTATTTTTACATGAGTTAAACCATTAGTTATTGGTGGTTTGCTTACATCTGTTTCATTTTTATATATTATATTATATTTTTCAACAATATCTGGGTCTATAATTGGTGCAATATCAAATAGATTTTTTAAATCTGTTTTTATTAATCCTAACATATCTTTTGGATTTTGGCGTTGTTCTCTCGACAGCGATAGTTCAATTTGTATTTTTTTAGAGATTTGGGAAAATGTTAAACCACATAATCTATGACCTTCTGCTCTCTTTTGTAATTGGAAATAACTGTCTATTGACTTAATAACACTCACAAAAATAGAGCCGACAGATAATATTATATACATATCGTCGCTTTGTATATTCATACCAGTCGCCAGACCTATTACGCTGGAAAGAACTATAACTGGAATATTTATGATATTACTTCTAAACTGGTATTTTTCATGTGATAGACTGTGCAATATACTATAACTTTCTGCTTGTTCTGCTTGTTCTTTTAACAATTGTTCTAAATCTGTATTATATTGTATATCGGTAAGCATTTTATATATATTATATAAGATATATAAAATATTTATAATTAGATTATTAATCTGCAGTTGGGTCAGGTAATAACTCGGTTTCTTTTTGTATTGACGGCTTTTCATACCACCATTTAATCCATTCTGGAATGTAATAGAACATTATTTTATATATATTATATATAAATAAAATGTTTAAAAAGCAACTTAAAGAATTAAAAATACCTGTAAGTGCTTATTTAAAAATTGCGAGAGAACGTGCAAGAAAGGCTGGATATGACCCTAAATTATTAACAATAAGTTCAGACCCAGAATATAAATTAAATTATTCAGGTGTTAATTTCGGTAGAACGGGCTATGGTGATTTTATTATTTGGAGCATTTTAGAAGATATGGGGCTTGTTGAAAAAGGCTATGCAGACCAGAAGCAACAGGTATTCCATAAGTCGCATTCTAAAATAAAAGGCGACTGGAAAAACAATCCCATAAGTCCTAATAATCTTGCATTACGCATTAATTGGTAGTCAACATTTAGATTTTTGTGCTTTTCTAATGTAGTCTTTAATACTCATTAAAAACTTCATTTCGTTTTCATAATCCGTTTTATTCTTTATTATAATGGCTTCGACTTTTTTAAAGTTTTGCATAAAACTATCGTAATCACTCAGTGCAACATTCCGCTCTTTTTGATAAATATTGTAAGTTTGCGTTATATTAGATAGTTTTGCACTTAATGATTGGAACTCTTTATTTAATAAATCCACTTTCTGTTTCTTTGATATAGATATATTCTCTTGCTGTTTTACAAGTTTTAATGCTTTATCATGGTCTAATTTGAGAGAATGTGAAATATCGTCAATATATTTCTCCACTAATTTACCACTAACAACTGGGGCTGTGGTAGTTGAAGGCGTTGTCGGTGCAACGGCGAGGGCGACTGGGACTCCTTCACAAAAAGTAAGAAAGAGTAGCGTTGAGAGAAAAAGTTGGATTTTCATTTTATATATTATACCTATATTTTTATTTCCTACATTTTGGGGTTTTGGTGAGGCAGACTATTTTTGGTGGCGATAAAAACATAAATATTCCATATAATTTGTATATTGGTGATTTGTTGGCGGACTTTGGTTTTTTGCCTCACCAGAAAAAGTTTTGCCTCACCAGAAATTATAGATTAAAAAAATAAAGATTTTGTAAGTAAAATAATAATTACAAAATATTTAATTAGTGCAACTTATCGCATATCAACCAGATTTGAAACAATCTCGTCGTAGTTCAATCCAGTCGCATCTTTTACTTCTCTCAACATATCATTAAACTCTTCCAGCGTTGTATTATGTTTTTGTAATTCACCCGCTCTTAAAGTATCATAAGCACCACAAGTTGCTATATGTGATTTTTTAGATTGGTATTGAACTGGATTATAAACAATCCTTAAATTAGATTTATTTAAAAGATTTGATAAATATGGTTTATCTTCACCAAGTTGCACCCGCTTACCTATTGGTGTCCATGATAGTGGCTCGTCTATTTTTGAACCATAGGAACAGAAGAACTCGACAGTATCAATTCCATTATCTTTATACCTTGAAAGAAGAACCCAGTGACCGACATTTAAATCTCTCTCGTAGAGTAGAAAAAAGAAGGATTTAGGTCTTGGAAGTAATTGTTTTATATCTGTATAGTTTTTTAATTCACTATATTTTAATATTTTTGCTTGTGGAAAATATTTTTTAATATCGTCGTCTCCCATAGGTTCTCTCTCTACTTCTTGCACCGCTGGGTTTCCTTCTCCGAAAGCCTCTTTTACCTTCTTTTTTTCAATTGGTGTTAATTCTTTTTCACCAGTAGCATAAGGGTCTTTTGCATATAATGCACCACCAGTAAGCGGACATTTACATGGAATTAAACCAGTAAGCGGACAGATTCCACCTTTTTTTTCAAACGGCTTTAAGTTCTTTTCACCCCTTATTTTCTGCTTTTCTTTAATTTGTAGTTTCAGATTCTCTGGGTCTATTTCTTCTGGCGTTAAAGGAGTCTCCTCTGATATTTTTTTAGTTGGTCTATAAACAGGATACGCTTTATTTCCTATATCTTTCCATTCCTCTTGAAACCAACGTTTTAATTTACGCACACCATCCTCTTTAAACTTTCCACCTAATTCTTTATATTTCTTAATAACAGCCCCACTTCGATAAGCACTCGGTTTCTCATATTGTGGATACACAATTTCTTTCGCTTTTTCATATAAGTTCTTATTTATAGGGATTGCACCACCTAATAATTTATTCCCCAACCAACCCAGACCCTGATTAAATAATCCTTGTAATACACTATTATCTGGATTTTGAAGCATACTTCTCGGTGTGAAAGCATCTAAAAGGGCGTTTCCACCTACTAACTCACTCCAATCTTCGTCGTCATAAAAGTCTCCGCCAGTTTTAGTTGCATAGTTAGTAATTATAACTTCCCCTATCTTTCTTGTTGTTATATGTTGAGTATGGGCATATTCGGTTTTTGTGCTTTGAATATTGTAGTCTTTAAATACCTTTCTAATATTAGGACTGTCATTATAACTAATCATAAATCGCCCCTTAATATTTTTAATGCCATTATATACCTGCTCTGGGGTGACATAATCGTCATAATCCTTCTGGGTTTCACTTTCATAAGGCGGGTCTAAATAAAAAAATGTAGTTGCACTGTCATATTTTTTAATTACCTTTTCAAATGACATATTTAATATTGTGGTATTCTTCAATATTTCTTTTGCTTCTTCCAGCCTCTTTTTCTCGTATTTTTTAAGGTCTTTCGCATAAGAATAACTCTTCCCCATAGAAAAAAATGAGTTTCTAACAAATGTAGCCTGTTCGCAACCTGTTTTATTCTTCTTTTCTCTCAACTTATTAAACTCTTCTTTTGAGAGAATACCACCAGCATCTTCAAGACATTTATCTCCCCGCTTTAAACTTTGAAATACCTTAATAACATTATCGTCAGCGTCATTAATAACATATTTAATATCTGGCTTATGGTCTAATCGCCAGAATACATTACCAGCACCAACAAAAGGCTCAACAAAGGTTTTATAATCAGTAGGAAACATGGCGATAAGTTTATTCGCCAGTTTGCTCTTTCCTCCCATTCTACCAAAAAAAGGTCTTGCACCACCTGTTTTACCATCTTTACAGATTTTACAGGCTTCTTCGACTTTTCTTTTTTCTTCTTTCTGTTCTTCTGTTCCAAAATTATCAACATAAAAGTTTTTACCAGTATCTACAATGTCACCGACGACGGGCTTGTATTCATCTCCGACCATTTGTTTCCCCAAATCTTTCGCAAGACCCCACCAATCAAAGTCTCCGCCTGTTTTAGTTGCACTAACAATAGTTCCCCAATCCTCGTCGTCAAAAAAATCGCCACCGCTTAAACCACTACCCATAAAATCCTCAGTAGGAAATATTAATTTTTCAAACCGTTTCTCTGTTTCACCATATCCTAACATTTCATTTTGTAGATAATAAAGTCTGGTGATATTATTGCTGACGACTTGTATAAACTTCGCAATATTAGCCTCTTTATAATCCGTTATAGCGTGGTGGGCTTCAATCCCCTTCGGTAAGTTTAAACCTTCACTTCTTGCTATTTCATTAATAATACTGGAAATAGACGCTTGATATTTCACGATAAGATTAAACACTTTTTCAGGATTATCGGTGAAAATCTGACTGGCATCTTGTAAAATCCGTCGCATACTTTTATCTGGCTGTTGGAGTGCAAGTTCCATAATAAAAAAAGTCCAGTATCCACAGAAACCTTTAAGACTTTCTCCACTACCTTTTGCTTTTTCTTGATACTGGAAGATATTTTCCAGAGCTTGAAACCCTTTTCTTTTACTACCTTGTATATATGGGCATACCGTTCCACTTGGTATATAATTATAACCTAATGTTTGTGCGAGTTTATGCATAACCTCTTTCTGTTTTTCATAAGCACCACCCTTTTTTGCATATTTCGGGACTTCTTGTAGCCCATGCGGGTCAAGTATATAAACCTCTTTACTTTTAGGTCTAATTAATAAAAGATTAGCATGACCTCCAGTTTTATCACCAATATTAAAATCAATAACCAACTGCTTATCGGACTTATCAATAATTTTTTTAATATTTTCGATATACCAGTCCATTAAATCATTCTGTTTATATTCAAACATAGTATCAAATTGAGATGTAAGCAGAAGACCTTTATGATAATTTATCTCGTCAGTTGTAGAGTTAATTTGTATCTTATTATTTTGTATTAGTTCTTTTCTTATTTTTAATTTTTTCCCATTTTTAAGACTTAAATCTGATAATTCTTCTTTTTTACGAGGAAAAATATAAACCTCATTACTTTTACCAACATAATAATTAATTATATTAAAAAAGTTTCTCCATTCATATTTCGTATTTATCCATTCTCTCTCAGAAAAACAATACATTAATGTCATTTTACTTTTGTATTTTAAAGCCATGTAATACATAAAAAGCAGTTCCTTCAAATCGTCAGTAGAACCATGAGCCTTAAATGGAATAGTCAACGGTGCAACCATTTCTTTACTGAACTCGTCAAAATTAATATTTCCAAGACTGAACTTAATTAATTTATTTATTTCCTTTTCATAATCATCTTTCGGAGAGGGAATTGGAATAGGTTTTATAATCCTACTGGGTCTATATACAGTTTCTAACTCTGGTGGTTCGTCTTCTTTTGGTGGCGTAGGTTTTATAACCCTACTGGGTCTATATACAGGTTCTAACTCTGGCGGTTCGTCCTCTTTTGGTTCAGGTTGCACTGACGACGGTTGTTCGCCAGAATATACAATATTAACATTATCGTCATTTCCGATTACTTTAACTTTAACGCCGTCAATATTTTTAAACTTTATAGACTTTACTTTCTGTCTCGTAGTAAGATTTTTACTTTTTTCTGTAAGGGTTGGAACTTCAACCTCTTTTTCCTTTTTCTTCAATTGTTTCTTTTTTATTAATGTTCGTGGAACTTTAATCCTAATAGAATGAAACTTAACGGCATTTCCACTTGACGCAACTTCACCGTCATTTTCTACAATAATATCTTTACCGTCATATTCTTCAAGAATGACAGATTTACCGATATTTTTTCGTGTTGATAGAGATTTTAATTTTGTTAGAGAATTAACTAATTTATTTTTTAATTCCATGTTTGGAATACCTATCTCTATTTTTCCATATTGAGGTGCTTTTATAATCATAGACCCACCACTCATACCCCCACCACTTTCACTTATTCCTATGGCTTTACGCTGTGCAACTGCGTTTTTAAGAGGTATAGGGTCATTACTGAAACAGGTGTTAGTCCCCTTCTTACAGACTTTAAACCCGTTTTCATATTTTCTAATTTCATACGGCATTTTAATATATTATATTGAGATAAAAATAATATATTAATATTTAATTAAATTAAATTATTACATTAGGCATAAATATAGTCCTTTTGTTGTGCTACACTATGACCCATTGCTTGTGCGTCTTTCTCTTGTTCTTTAACAGTATCACCATACTTACTTGTAAGATAAATGTGTCTTAATTTGGAACTCGCCACGCCCTTTCCTAAAACACTATTGAGAATGCGTGTTATTGCGTTTATTTGTTGCACCCCTTCACCATCCCTATAAACTAAAAACTTAACTTCATTCACGCCTTTTGGTAGTTTTCCATTTTTTAGAAGAGGATGGAACTTTAAATAAATCCTCAATACTTCAATCATGTCGGGAGTTATTTTTTCTATTTGTTGTTTATATTTTTTAGAAGTTTTATATGCGTTAAATACAAACTCTGCAGTGCTTCTGCTTAAATAATTCTTCTCATTCGATAGTTCTGGATTATATTTTTCCACTATATACATATCTAAATAATCGCCATTTCGTCTTGGAGGTTGTAGAGTATATAATGAGAGAACCACATATTTTAAAAGAGTTTCAAACTCTGGCGGACTTATTGTTTTATTATTTTTAAACTCGTCAACTTCCTTTTGCAGTTCGTCCAACTTTCCAATTATTAACTTCCATTCTGGAAGACTGTCGGGGTCATGTATAATATTTTTCACTTCTTCGTTCATATTCAACATTAGGTCATAATATTTCCCATATAGTTTCTTAATTTTTGAATTATTATCGGTATTTAATGCACTAACAATTGAAATTAAAAAATTACGCTTTGTTGTTGGTTTATATTTCGATAGTTTTTCAACAATCTTTTCAGGCTTTTCAAGAAACTTAAAACTGGTAATTGGCTCACCGTCGTTTAATTTTTTCAAATTGTTAATATACAATTTTACAGAAGATGGTGCAATACCTTTCTCTTCAAACTTCGCAGACAACTCACTTTCAAAATCGGACATTTTCTTTTATATACTTATAAGAGAAAATATTTTTTAAATAGATTTTTTAAAAAAATAATCTAAACTATAATATTTAATTTTTCAATTGGAATATACCAATATATTTTATTAGGATTATTCTGCCCTCCATCTCTTCTCTCAAACATTCCAGTTCTAAATGTTTTAAACAGTGCAACGTCGTAATATATATAATATAAGCCGTCGGTAAAATTAAAAAGAAAAACATAATTATCTCCTTCTTTGATTTTATCGGTCGGGATTATTGTTGTTGGGAAAGCATTATATGTATTTCTTCTACTTTTCACTTCATATTTATATTTTTCTCCTAAATAATCTTTTGTATCATATCGCTGGGATGTTTGTTTTATATTATCTTTAAAAAACTGGTTCATTTTATCTAATATTTCACCTTCCTTCTTCCTTCCATAAGAATAATCATTCTCTATTATTTCGTGCAACCCCATTTTTAATTAGTATATATAATATGGTGAGAAAATAATTTAATTTTAATCGCATAAATAAAAATTAAACTATATTATATTTTTCCAGTAAATAATCTTACATATCTAAATCATAATCTATATCGTCGTCGGCTTGTTCTATTTTTTCGTAGCCTTTGATTACTGGTGTGCCTACATATGTTTCAACATCTATATCGTTGAATGTTAAACAACCCCTTAATTTCTTCGCCGTTAATTGTTCGTTCTTTGGTTTATTAGCATTATATTCTGCCAGTAAAGTGCTGGTCTTTGTTCTTATTGTATATTTTGCTTTTTCTTCTTTGCTTAAACTCTTAAAGTTTTCTGGTGCAACTACACGCTTATAGTTTGCTTCAAACCAATATTTAAAAGCATTATTTTCTTCAATATATTCAGCGGTGCTTTCTTTACATAATTCACTAATAGTAAGACTTTCAATATCTTTATTAGCGTAAGCAACTTCAAGCATGTAGTGCATAAACTCTATTACATAAGATAAGTCCGTCACAATATCTTTTAATTTATTGTTGCACTTATGCTGGTGAGGGTCGGTTGGGTCTGGATTAGCAATAAAGCGTTCTGTAAATGGTATGCATTTAAGCCTTTCAACTATCGCCTTATCTATCTTGTTAAGGGTCGGCTTATTGTTGCACTGTAAGAAGGTTGAAAAGGTATTTTTAAAAGTTCTATTCTTTTCAAATAAGCCTCTGGTTGTTATATCATCTTTTCCAGTTAGACCTTTTACAAACTCAACGTTTAAACAACAATTTTCAGCACCAGTGTCGGGTTCGCTTACGCTTAAATACCTTACGCCCTTGCACTCTGATAGAGTTGGATTAGGAACACCATATTTTATTACGCTTGTTAAGAAAGAAGGGTCGGCTGTATAATGGTATTCACCTAATCCACGCTTGATAATCTTATCTAAAACGCCTTTACCGTTTCTACCCTTTCCTGTAAGCACGTAGAAACTCTCAAATCTATTCGTAAAGAATGAAAGGGCTGTCGCCTTTACATAATAATCCCTTGTTTCTTTATCAGGGAATATGCTTTCCAGTAAATCATATATTTCTTTTCTTGTTTCTTCTTTTTTAGTCATACTCATAAAATAACCGCATGTTCTGCTTATATAGTCGTCTGGTTTGATTGCACGGAACTTACCGCTTTCTAAATCATAAACACAATTCGTAAAAGCCAGAAGGTTTGTATTACTGTCTATTAAGGCTTCAATATCATTATTCAGATAATAATGAGGTAAGAAGTCAATAATACCCTTACAAAATGAAGATTTACCAAGATTACAATATACTCTTCCTATTGCTTCATTTCTCGCCTTATAATTCTTATCTTCCATATCAAGAAGACCACGCTGTTCGTTGAAATAAGCCCGTAGCGATTCACCTATATTATTAAGTAATGAGGTCGGCTTTTCGTCGCCAGTATTTACCAGAATATTAGAGGGTTTATATTCCCACCATTTACTCTTTGAAGAATAAATATATTTATTTGGGTGCAACTGAAAGAATAGTATAGCAAGGTCGAGGTTGTTGACCGTTTGTTCTTCGATTACCTTATAAAAGTCTTTTCTTTTACTTTGTAGTTGTTTGAACTTTTCCATGTTGCACTTCTTTAAGAAATGCCATAAAGTCGCTTCATAATAGCCGTATTTTTTGGGTTGTTCCCATAAATCTTTGTTATAGTTTGCGTCGTATTTTTCCTTACCATATTTCTTGGAATATTCGTCAAATATTTTATAATCCCAGCCTTCATTCTTGAATACCCATAAAATCTTAATCCATTCAGTGTAATCATACCAACTCGCAGGTATATTTTCACATAATTCTTTCGTAATATCCGTAAAATCGCTCGGTGCTTTTTGTTGCACTTCATGGAAGACCTTAAAGTATTCTTCAACTTCTTCTTCTACATCTTTTTTCTTACTCTTTTCTTTTTGTTCTTTTTGTTCCTTTTTTGGTTTTACAACAATTTCATTCTTCGGTATTACTTCATAGTCATCTTGCACTATTTGTATAATATTGTCTTCTAATGAACCTTTCATTACCTTACTAATTCTTTCAGGCTGTTCTTTTTCCTTATAAGCATTAGGGCATCTCATCTTACGGTGTGAATATACCGCCGTATCAATATTTAAGGTGTTAGGCTTCGACTTATCAGTTATTTCAATAATACCGTGTAATAAATCCTGTAATTTCGGTAGTTCTTCCGTAATAATATAATTTTTCATAGTTTCCAGACATGGCGTCATCTTTCTATATGTAATAGTAAAAGATAATTTATTAGTATTTTTATGAAAATCGTTCGTTTTTGTTTTTGTGTTCCACCTATATACTTGTGCTTCATACATACTACTTTCTCTGAGCCCTAAAATAGGTTCATAGTGCAACAATTTTTCTCTTATTTTTTCATTCAATATTTCAAAATCTTTCTGACTTCCGTCGAAACTTCCGTCTAAATCGATAAAGGCTTTTAGATTAATAGGGTCGGGGGCTTTTTCACCCTCTTCTACCTTTTTAAGGTAAGTGCCTATGATTTCATAGTATTCATTAGGCTTCTTTAAGTCTTGCACCGTAATGCGTCGTTGTTTAGACACTTGGTCGATATTGGTGTATTTACCAGAATGGGCGAGGAATGTTGCGGGTTTGTTTTCCATGTTATATTATATACATAGATAATAATTTTTCTTTAAGTAGTTTTATATTAAATAAAATCTAAATCAATTTTTTTCTAAATATTAGATTATTACAAAAATAATTTAATATTAAGTTTTCCTAAATAATTAAATCTATATATTTTTCCTAAATCTTTTGAAAAAAACTATATATTTTTATTCGTCCATTTTCACCCTTAATGTTCCATTCTCTTCATATTCCTTAATGTCTTCATTTTCTAAATCTTCATGGAATATTATATCACTTAATTCTTCCTTAATCTCTATTTTCTCATGTTGCACCCCTTCGTTAGGGCATATATGCACCACGTCATCTTGAAAAAAGTCTTTACACTTACCACAATAATGGTCTTCATCTAAATAAACAATTGTTCCACATAGTTTATCAAGGGTCGGAGGGTTCATCTTCCTTAATTGTTTCTCTTCTTCCATTCTTACGGCTCTACGGTGCAATTCAGTATTAAGATGGTGCGACTTATTATAGTAAGTAAAAACACCAAAACATATAGAGCATTCATAACGCTCTTTTTCTTTATTTTTTCCATAGGCTTTTTGATTATATTGGCGTTGCTTCTCTGGTGGATAGACATAACGCTTCTTTTGTTGCACTGGGGTCTCAATCTTCATAGTTTCCATTTTTCGTTAATATATATATAATAAGAAAAAAATCTTTAAGTCTTTTTATATTAAATATATTTATATTTTTTTATATATTTTTATTCTAAATATTTCTGGTGAGGCAGGACAATTCTGGTGAGGCAAAAAACTAAACTCCGCCACAATTCCACCAATAGCGTAAATATAGGGTATATTATGGTTTTTTCCGCCACCAAAAATGTCTCCCTCACCAAAATTAGAATACGGGTCGCTGTGCAAGAGAAAGGTTTAAAATATTACCGCCCTTAAAAATTGGATTTTGTAGGGTATGTTGCTTTAAAATACGGTCTTTATAGGTTAATAATGGTAAGAAAGCAAACCGCCCTATATCTTTTGTTTCAACTGGAACTGTATAATTCCTTACTTCTTTCTTACCAGTAGCAAATCGCCCCATGATATTATAGAGAGGGTCGCCGTCACTATATATGCGAGTATTATTAATATTATTATCTCTTAAATCAGTATATGCTATTGCTGGATTATAGGTTCTGGCTTCTGTTATTAATCCTAATTTCAACCATTTATCTATTATTGCACCAGCGAGGCTATGCCCTACCGCATAGTAAGTATAGGAAGATAATGGATATTGTTGTTGAATGCTTAAAAGTTTTTCTGTGTCGATTTTATATCTCTCTGTATTCTGTATCTGATTAACTGCGGTCGGCAACCAAGCCTTTAAATCTTGAAAATCGGCTGTTCCTCTTACAGCGACAACAATAAAAGGTTGATATGTTGACTTAAAAAACTTTAAAGTTTGTGTCTGGTCTATCAGATTGAACCCATCTATATCGTCACTATAATTATTAGTATAAGAGGCATCCGCCATCTGCTTTAAAATGGCTTTATCTGGAATAGTAGTGTTCATAGTATATTATATATTATTTAGATAAAATATAATCTCTAATAAATATATATATTAAATGTCAGTTTCAAGTATTATAGATAGTGCAACTGGTAAAATATTTCCAGACTTAATCCCAGAACCTAATGCAGATACTCTTGGAGAGGTTCTTGCGGTAGGTAATTCAGCATTAAATCCAACAACAGGACTACCGCAGTCGGCTACTGATTTTGATAATCTTGGTTGCATTAGTATCGAAACAGGAAAAGTCTATCAAGGTAATAATATTGATTTACAAATTGGAGAGGCAGGAGATTCACTAAAAATATTAGGTGCAACAACAAAAGGCTCAATATTAGTTGGTAATGGTGTTGAAACAAAAGAACTACCTGTTGGAGCAAATAATTTATATCTAAAAGCAAACTCACTTGCGACTTATGGTGTAGAATGGGCGGTTGCTGGTGGTGGAGGAGCAGGTGTATCAACAGTAGGTGCTGGAACAAATATCGGAATATCAGGCACGGCGACAAATCCTATCGTTAATTTATCAGCACCACTTACAACCACTTTAAACATGGGTGGTGTTGGTTTAACTGATAGTGCTTCTTCAACGGGTTCAGCAGGTCAATATTTAACAGCAGGAGCAGGTGGAACTACATTATGGGCTACATTACCTACAAGTGTAGCAAGTGTTTCAGCAGGAACTAATATAAGTTTATCAGGCACAGCAACAAATCCGATTGTAAATCTTCAAGCACCATTAACAAGCACTTTAAATGTAGGTAGTCAAACAATATCATCTTCAACAGGAGCAATAACAATCCAACCCGTAGCAGGTCAAGATATTAATGCTCTCGTAGATGGTGCTGGACGACTACATATTACTCAAAGTGGGACTGGCGGTGCAACTCAACCAGCAATCAGTGTTGAAAATAATAACGGCAACGCCAACGCCGTAGAAATAGATTTTTATAAAAACTCGGCAAGTCCAGCCGTAAATGACGAGTTAGGTATTTTATCATATCATGGTAATTCTTCAACAGGTGTAAAAACTGAATATGCTTCAATAAAAGCAACAATCGCAGACCCTACAAATGCTTCACAAAATGGTTCTCTTGCACTTTCTTGTTGTGTTAATTCAGCAACACCCTCCGCATTCCTTACTTGCGACGGAACTCTGGGATACATTCAAACAAATAAATCAATAAATACACTCGGCAACCCTATCACAACTACAACAGGAGCAGTAAATCTCTATCAGCAAACCGCAAGTCAAAATATAGGACTTACAAATGTAGCGAGTGGTGGAAGTATTATTATTAATAAATCTAATACTGGTGGTGGTAATGTTAGTATTCTCTCCGCAACAGAAGTGTCTGTATCAGGTTCAACTAATATAGCACTTACTTCAACCTCAGGGGCAGTAGTTATAACTCAACCTAATAGTGGAACTACAAAACTGACTACAAATATAGCAAATAAGAACTTTTATTGTGAAAGTGTAATCACAAATGGTAATGCAAACTCTGCCTCAGTAAATCAGAATACAATACAAGGTGAGCGGTTAGTATTAGAAAATAGGGGTGTTTCCCCTCTTGTTTCTTGGATTGATAATGGTTCAACTTTTGGAACTGGCATATCTGCTTCCTTTTATGACGCAACTAATAATTTATTATGGGTTGCTTTTGGAAATATACTTCAAGTTTTATCACCTGACTATGCTACTGTATTCGCTACAAATAGCGTAGCAGGAACAAGTAGCGGTAATAATTACACACCGATAAAGTGTTTATATGCGTATAATCAGTGGATTTATGTTGGGGGTGATTTTACAAGTGTAAATGGGAACGCTCAATCTCAATTTGGTATTACTCGGTTTTTTAGAACAACTTGGAATGAAGACCCTATTTATGATAGTTCTACTGGTTGTAGTGGAGTTAATGGTTATGTAAATTGCTTGGCGGGAGACCCTTACAATCCTAACGACAGCATATTCGCTGGTGGTTATTTTGGTTCTGTAAATGGAAGTGGGACAACAGTAGCAAACCTTATCAGGATAGATGGTGTATCTGCTTCTGGTGGTGGTATGAATGTATATACTAACTGGTGTAATGAACTATCTACAAATGCGGAAGTAAGATGTGCAATTGAATATAATGGTAAAAACTTTTTTGGTGGTGATTTCACACTAACAAGTGTTCT